TCACTGAAACCAGCAGCAGTTGCAGTACTACCAGTGCTCATAGTAGGAGCACCTTCTTCCTTAACAACTTCCTCATTAGTATGAGCAAATGCTTTCTTCATCACATCTAATCTAAGATGAGGTGGCAGACTAGACTCTGCTTCCTTCCTCTTCTTCTCTCTCTTCTTCTTAACAGCATCACCCAGTTTACTATGTTCTATCTCTGGTTTCCAATCCTCTTTGTTTAATCTTGCTTTCATCTTCTTCTTAAGGGCTTCCTTTCTTTGTAGGATAGCATCCTTAATAGCTGCTTTCTGTTCTGAACCAGTATCTTCTACCATCTCTAACTCTGGTTCAAACTCTGCCATTACTTTTCTTTTTCTACCACGGTTTATTTGTTTTCGAAATCCACCCATCTGACCTGAAGTAGCATTATCTTTACCAGTCTTTGCATCTATTGTAGACCCTCTAGGATATAACTTCTTCTGCATTGCTTTGTATGCAGTAGTTCTTTCTGGTTCTTCTACTAGATCTGCTTCACCATCTGGTTCATAGGACTGAGCCATAGTACTATAGTTAACAGCCTTACCTTCTCTCTCTTTCTTCTTTTGTACAGCAACTCTGTGTCTTTTAGAACCCTTCTTAAAAGCCTTCTCCATCTTATCCTTGATGGATTCCTCTGTTTGTAGTTCTTCTTTATCCATTAGAGTCTACTTAATTCATTAGAAATTTGTGGATCAATCGCAACAATATCTAAAACCCCACTGGGTTCTGGCAATCTATTAAGGTACACTAGGTACGTTTTTAGTATAGACCAATACTCTCGTTCAATCTTAAAGACCAATAAAGGTATGGCTGCCTCACCAAATACATTAAAAAGTACTATCAAATGATTCAAGATCAAATGATTACGCAAAACCCCAGCCTTTACGTACCTACCGAAGAGGCGTTTGAGGTATTTAAACCTCATCATATCCTCTAAAAAATCGTCGTAAGTCACAGACTGGGGGTTATCATAATGTTTCATTGCGAACATCATAAAGTTGTCCGCATTTAACACAGAAAAATTCATAACAAATACTTAAGTTTTAGCTACCGAATGTTAGCGTCGCTGCTCCATTTGTTCTCTTGGTCTCAGCACCCTTACTGGTGTTGAATATGCAACGATACTTGTAACCGTTTAGTGTGGTACCACCTAAACTACTATAAGCAAGTGTTGCTGTAGCGAAGTCTGCGTATGTGATACCAGCATCAAGATCAGCCTTAACATCTACCCAACGAGTAGTAGCGGATGCTGTCTGACGTTGCCACTTGTATGTGATGGTACCAGACTGATCCACTGTTGCAGCAGCAACGAATGTTCCAGCTCCACTAGAAGAAGTAGAGTTTGCAGGTTGTGTACCAACTGTAATAGTCTCAAGTACATCAGCGTCAATAGTATCCTGAGCAAAGTCACCTGCTGAACCAGCAGCAACCTTCAGAGGTACTAGGCATTCTGCCTTGTGCTTAGTGTCACCATTGTGGGATTGATATGTTCTATACAACCACCAACCAGGTCCAGAAATACCACGGGTCTTGTTTGATGCGATGCTATCCTCAGTTGTGTCAACAAAGACTAGATCGTATGAGTTAGAGTCACCACCAACAATTACATATTCTGCAACTGCCTTGGGAGGAGTTCTCTTTATAACGGATGCAGCAGCAACTGTTGCTGTGCTTCCTGCATAATTCTTATGCAATTCTATTGATGTAGTACTGGTTACTTGCTTAACAATGTAGTTTACACTACTAATATTAAGTACATCACCTACAACTACAGTGTCCCCAGCGTTTTTAGATACTGTAGCGTCACCGTTGGTGACCCCTATAGTATTACTAAAGGCTGCAGCGTCTATTTTTCCGTGGACTGCCATTGGTATCTCCAGAGATTTGTTACTTCGTTTTATTATTTATAACCACTATGATTCAAGCAGTGCCTTCTGGAGAGCGACAACAAGTTCGTCATCTACTTTGTTACCAGTCTTTGCTGCTGCTTTCTTTAGCAGTTTAATTAGAAAATCTTTAATTACAGAGTCAAGATCTTCGGGTATTCTATCAACAGCCTTGTTAATTATGCTGATAGCAATAGGCATTAAAAAATTAATCATAATTCAATCAGATATCTGAATTATGTATAACCTCAGAAGATCTTTTACGTGGTACCCTAAGCGATTCGATATCTGCCTTAACAATGGCACGTATAGATTCCTTCATCAAGTCCTCTTTTTTAGGATTGATAATAATCTTTGATTTCTTTTCGCTTAAGTCCATACTACTTACCAAAATTAGGGAAGTGTTTCTTGAATAATGCGGAAGCCTCTTTATGCTTTCCTTTGTTAGTGAGTGACTTGGTTTGCTTCAAGACATCTCTCTTCTTCTGTTGCTCAGGAGTTGGATTGTCCTCCTGTAAATCGAATCCTAATCTGTCTCTCCAAGATTGAGCTTCAGGATCCCTTAGATTATTCTGGTCGTGGCGTTTTGTCTCTTGCTCGCCCAGAATTCTCCGAATTCTTTCTGTTCTTGATAGGTCCATAGTGGTTTCCAAAGTGGTTTCTTCACCCATCCTGCTAGCTACATATCCAGACGCTTTGGATACAGCACGTGCTGTGATACCAACTGTCTTTTTAACGGCACGTTTAACGCCACCACCTTTAGATGATGAGGTACCGCTGGATGTGCTTCCACTGCTAGAGGAAGACGACGAGCTACTTTCCTTCTTCTTGTCCCCACCTGTGACTATAGTTGGTGCCTTGGGACCTTTACTCGGATTAGAATCCGATGATTTTGAAGATGAAGTAGATGATGAGGAGTCTTTTTTCTGACCGCCAGAAGCACGGATTTTATTCAGAAGTTCCTCACCTTTCCTGTGTGTCTCTGACTTTTTATCTGAATCAGATGACGAGGAAGACTTGGTTGATGATTTCTCTAGAGCTGCCTTCTTACTTTTCTCTTTGGCAGCAGAGTATTCACCTGCGACTTTGCCAGCAGTCTGTGCTGCTTTCTTACCGACTGCCTTGACCGTCTTCTTAACGGCTGATCCAGCAGACTTGGCAACGTCTTTTGCTTGGGCTTTAACACTAGGCTTAGGCTTAGAAGCAAGTCGCTTCTTCGCTATAGCACCAGCATCTCTACCTGGTTTCTCCTTTTGAGGAGCTTGTACAGCAACGTGTGGACGTGCTGAATGCTTGTTGGGAGCTTCAGTTAGTTGCTCACCTTCTATGGTAACATCTTCCTTATTTGTAAGGACAGCATTGTGACCATACTTAGCTCGTAGGTTCTTAACAGTAAGTTTGAATGCTTTCTGTGAATTAGCCTGAGCCTTTCTTTGTTCTTCTGGTGTTAACCCCTTGGTACCACCAGTGGATTTTCTATTAGAAGGTTCGTCTCCATCGCCAGGTCCTGGGAGTCCTAACTCTCTCTTCCTGTCTTTGATGCGATCATACTCTTCCTCATCGAGGACTTCAACTTGTTCCTTGGTGTCAACTAGCCCCGTGTTCTTGACACCACCGCTAAAACCCGCAGCTTTCTTCGCATCCCCCTTGGCTTTGATTGAGTTTTGGTTAGCGTTCACTGGACCTTCAGTAGTCTTAGGTTCCTTGATCGTATCGATCTTACCTGAGGCTGCAGATGGTTTAGTATCAATAGTGGCTGCTAATGCAGTCTTCTCTCGGAGTATACCAGCAATCTCCTTGCAAGCGATAGTCTCTTTCAGACTAGCATCGATGTACATCTGTTGAGCTTCAACAGTAGAGTAGTTACGCTCTGCGTATTCCACTACATATGTTGCTCTAGTTACATCTGCTGGATTGTATTTTAGCAGTCTTCCTGCAAGTTTGAGATCCATTGGATTAAATTTTCCGATAGTACTATTTAGTTTTTCTGAAATCGCTGAACTTTTTACTGACAGCTGGCATAGTAGTAAACCTGCCAGTGGCTTGACCAGGAGTCATATCCTGTAGTGCCTTCCTATATGTATCAGTTCCAACTTTCCAAGTGTTACCACTATGATCGTCAGCAGAGAAATGTTGCTCATCAGGATCAACATCATTCTGTGTTACTTCAGTAAGGGAGGTCAACCATACACGGAATCTCCAACCGTGGCAATCTTCAAAGATTACATAGTTGGTTCCACGGTACACTACCTCACCCTGTACTCCAGTGTCATTGTGTTCTACTAGAGAACCCATCTGGAATACTTCTTCGTTAACGTATGCTTCACGTAAACCTTCCTGATCAAATTTAGGTGCGATCTTCCAGAGTTCGGTCACCTTCTCAGTCTTCTTAGGTTCACCAGATGGTGTCTTCTCTTCAGAAGTTACACCCATACCTCTACGTACAGCATTCATTAAGTTAGATGCCAAAGACTCATCCCCACCAGGGATACCCTTAGCAAAACCTTTTAAGTCACCCTCTGCAGCAAATGCTCTCATCTTAGACGCTGACATACCTTCGGCACCTTCAGCATCAGGATCTCTAGCACCAGCAGACGTGACCTCTAATCCTTCTTCAAAGTTATATGCTACACCGTTATACTTTTCTAGTAGTGAACTGAATTCAGACACCCTATCATCACCAACTATCATCTTAATAGCAGTATAACCTTCTTCATTTAATGCATTTAATATATCAAAAATGTTACCCATCTTCTCATCATTCTGAATAGCATCAGAATGCTCAGGAAACATCTTCTTCATAAAGTTAATCTTCTCAACTGGTTGAAGAGGATTCTGTTTTGGATCCACCTTACGTGATGGATAAATTCTATACTCTCCTGTTGATTCAGAAGCCACCTTATCAAATACTTTAGCGTGACCAATGGTAGGAGGATTGAAACGACCAAATGTCATTGCAACTTCACCTTTATCTTCTACACTACCGTTAGCTTCATCTTCTTCATATCCAGTAGCAGCATCTTGTTGTACAACCTCTGCCTCCTGTGGATCAACAGGTACCAGTCTTTGACCGCCCTCTGATTTAGCAACTATAGTACCAGATCTGTCTGCATAATAGCCGTGACCAACGTGTGACAGACCTCTCTTAGCAGCGGTCTCTCCAGCAACAGTCCTAGCTTCAGCAATGAAGTTAGTAAATTTCATCTAATCTAACGTCGTTTCCTCTATCTATTTATTCATCCCCAGTTCTTTGCTACCGTGAAATTCGACTTAGAGAATTCCATTCTATCTACTAACTTCAAAGAAGTACCAGATTTTATAGCAACAAATCCTTCTGGAGCAGTGACCCTATACCCATCGTCTGTACGAATAAAGGTACCAATGTCCTGTACTTTAGACAGTTTCTTGACTACCATATTCTTAGCAGAAATGAGGTTTAAATAAGAAGCCACAGTCATATATATGGCTCTATTATATGTCTTGATAAATTTCAATCCATCTGCCTGTACCTTCTCCCACTTACCTTTAGCACTAGCAGTCTTAACTGAATTGATTTGTTTAGTAAGTGCTTGCTGATAATAGTTTGCAAAGTTAGCGGTAACAGCCTTGGTATTTGTAAGGTTGGTACCTGAACGGATGTATGAGTTAAAGAACTGTTTAAACATCACTGCTAACATAAACTTACCCTGACCAGTATCCTTTAGGATATCAAGAAAAGCTGATGCTTGTTTAAGAGATCCACTAGCACGATTAACTGCTGCATTATATGCTGTCTTCTCTGCTGCAGTAAACTGTGAAGCACCAGTAGCATCAGTAAAGTTTGAAGAGAATACGTGTACAGTTGCACTACTAGCAGGTGTCTTCACTCCAAACGTTGCAGTAAGTTCACTCATTGTTGCACCAGTATATTTGGTATGAAATACTATGCCCAATGAACTTGCCTTTACCTTTGCACCTAATGGACTGGTAGATGGTATAGCATACGTGATTGTATTAGGTTGAAAGACTACACAAGACTCACCATTAACTTGTCCTACTGTCTTATCAGTAGTGTACAATAGATCTCCCTGTAGTATTCCTGTAAGATTAAGAGAGGGAAGATACTTTAAACACGCTTTTAATTTCTTATTTAATTCTCCTGCTTCATAGTAGAAGTCAACCAGTTCATCAGAATAACATATTTTTGGATTGTTTATATTAAAGACTGACTTAGTTCCTACAAAGAACTTTCCATTCTCAGGGTCGGTACCACATACTACAGCAGGTGCACCATCCCATTTAGTAGTAACATTTATACTACTGCTAGATGGTCCTGTCAACATCTTACCTAATGAGTTCAGGAAGTTGATAGCATTCTTACCTCCTGCTGAACCATTGTTCAGGATGTCATCTTCAAGGTGTTCGAGGTGGGTATTCTTAGACATTTAATGAAAGATAATTCTTGAGTCGTGGTCCTTTTTCTACTAGGTTACGGAAGTATCCGTTACCTTTGTTTGCTGCTGCTTCAAACTTCAGACGTAAGTTGATTAAAGATCTCTTACTATCATCACCACTAGCATTCTTATCAAGTAACTGGATGATAGGTTTGTCTGGCATTTGGTATGACTTGAAGTTGGTGGTAGCAGAACTAGACATCTTCACTTCTAATTCTAACTGTCCACCCTCCAGCAAAGCACCCAGTCTACTGAAATCGTAAACAATTGAAACATCCCCTGCCAGTTCTACGATCTTAACATTCTTTTCACCCTTAGTAGCAAAGAAATTTATACCTCTATCCAACCTCCCAAAGAAATCTGCTGCTGAAGGACCTTTAACATCCTTCTTTATCTGCTTGAAAGCCCAATCATATGCTACCTGTACAGCGTGGATGCAACGTTGCTGTTCTATCTCACCTTTCTTTAATGCTTTAGCCCAATTATTAACCACTGTCTGATCACCTGCTGGATCTCTATTCATCAATTGAGACCAGAAGAATGTCTGTTTATCCAGATCCCATCCACCAGTCTGTCCAAACTGTCCTACAGATCTCTTCAATGATACCTGTGTGATATCCATCTTCTCTCCACGTGAACCACTGATAGGAAATTCTATATCATCATTGATATGTAATTTTATATCAACCTTAGTTCCTTTCTGATTACTGTTACCATCAGCTTCAATTTTAATATTATCATACATCAGATTTGTATAACACTCTGTGGCTAGTGTACTGATCTCATTACCATTACAATAGTGACAGCAACTCTTATACATACGTGCTCTTGTCGTTACTTCAGTTGGTTTCTTACTACAGAAGAAGTCTAGATCTGCCTTTGCTAATTTAATGAATAGTATTACATCATCATCAGGTACAGCACCACCCTTATATCCAGGTGGTATAAAGTTCTTTGATTTAAATGTTAACTCTATATGGTTAACTGTCTTAGCGTTGATACAACGATGTATCATTGCTGCTAGGTCAGTAACAGTAATATCTTTATCCTTCTTCTCAAACCTAGCAGCCATAGCTGCTGCTAGTATACCTTCAGCTACATTACCCAAATTATATTTTGCTCTAGTCGTCTGTTTAATATTATCCTTGGCTAAATGCTTGAGATTAATATCTATTAGACCTTTCTTGGTACCATACCTACCAGTATAAGCAGGTAGGATAACACTACGATTTAATTTACCCGTACCTTGGAAAGCAGATGAAAGATCATCAGGTGTCTTTATATTTTTCCACCTAGG